GGGTACTTATCCTCTCGACAAAAACCAATTCATACCTCTGAGATTCAATCGGATCGATGGAGAGGATTACGGAAGAGGATTCATCGAAGAATACCTAGGTGACCTGCAATCCTTAGAGAGCCTAACACAGGCAATCGTAGAAGGAAGCGCAGCATCAGCGAAGGTACTCTTCTTAGTGAGTCCAAATGGAACCACTAAAGCCAAGACACTAGCCCAAGCACCCAATGGAGCAATCGTTCAAGGGTCGGCTCAAGATGTAAGCACACTCAAGGTGGATAAGTTCAACGACTTTCAGGTCGCACTGAATGCCGCTGCGAAAATAGAAGAGCGATTAGCATTCGCATTCATGCTTAACACTGCCGTTCAACGTAAAGGCGAAAGAGTCACGGCTGAAGAAATAAGATATATGGCACAGGAACTTGAAGGCGGTTTAGGTGGACTTTACTCCATCTTGTCTCAGGAATTCCAAATGCCTCTAATCAACCTTTTGTTGGCTCGACTGCAACAGACGGGGAAGATGCCAAAGATGCCAAAAGACACACTCAAGCTGGAAATTACAACCGGTATGGAGGCTCTGGGCAGAGGGCACGACCTCAACAAACTTTCTCAATTCCTGCAAATGCTTCAACCACTAGGGCCACAGGTCATTCAACAAGAACTTAATGTGTCTGATTATATTGACAGATTAGGTGCTTCACTTGGCTTGGATACTAAGGGTCTTATTAAGAATGAAGAGCAACGCGCAGCAGAAGCGAAAGCAGCAGCAGATGCACAACAAGCAGAAAATCAACAAGAACTAGTCAAGGCAGTAGCACCCGGGGCCGCAAAGGAATTAGGCCCCCAGATAGCGGGAGCAATGTCACAAGGATGAGGAACTAATCAATGGCAAATACAGCAGAACTGAACACCCATAGTGAGCCTGAGGGAGAGTCAGAAGAATACATTGCAAAGATGGTCGAAAAAGTTGACGGCACGAAAGAGCCTGATCCAGAAGAAACTACTGAAGCAACGGAAGAGGAGGTCACGGAGACAGAAGAGGTAAACCCTGAGTGGTTACCTTCTAAGTTCAAATCACCGGAGGAGTTAGCTAAAGCATACTCTGAACTCGAAAAGAAGTTAGGCTCAAAAGAAGTCAAGGAGGAACAATCCCCGGAGGAAAGCGAGAGTGCTATTGATTTCACGGCACTACAGTCGGAGTTTTTAGACAAAGGGGAACTATCTGAGGACCGTATGACTCAGCTTGAAGATATGGGTATCCCACGGAGAATCGTGGATGCTTATATTCAAGGGCAACATGCGATTGTTAATGAGGTACAAGGTTCAGTGTACAAAACCGTAGGCGGGGAGACCCAGTATAGCGATATGATGTCGTGGGCAAAGGATAATCTCTCCCCTCAAGAGGTAGCTCTATATGATACCTCCGTAAATTCCAATGATTTAGACACAACCCTATATGCAGTGAAGGGGCTTTACGCACGTTACTCCACGGAGAGCGGAGTGGAGCCTACACTTATACAGGGAGACACAGCACCAACTGCGAGTGGCCTTTATATGTCAGCCGCAGAGGTTAAAGCTGATATGTCCAATCCGAAATACCAGACGGACCCCGCATTCCGCGCCAAGGTCGCGTCTAAACTGCAAAAAAGCAACGTCTTCTAGCAGTTTACCCCGGGTAAACGCCCGGCACACTTCCAAATCTACCGAATCGTGTAACCCCCAAGGGGATACTTACGGGTGCAGGAGACCACGAGTGTAACACCCACACTTAATGTAACGAATAATAGGTAGAATAAAATGGCATTACCACATCAGGCCCCCTCTAGGCTGGGCCAAGTAAACGCCGCTGGCGACAATAGGGAGTTATTTCTCAAGTTGTACGCAGGCGAAGTCTTAACGGCATTCGAAGCCCGAAACATCTTCATGCCCCTGCACCGCACTCGTACCATCTCAAATGGTAAAAGCGCAACGTTCCCGATGGTCGGCACCACAACTGCTAAGTACCATACTCCGGGTTCTATGATCGAAGCCGACACCATTAAACATGGTGAGCGGGTCGTAACCGTCGATGACTTGCTAATCAGCACACAGTTCATCAGCAACATTGACGAAGCGATGAATCACTGGGACGTAAGGTCTGTGTATTCTAAGGAAGCGGGTAACGCACTTGCTAACCAGATGGACAGAAACATTGCACGTATTATTGCTAAAGCCTCTAGTATCACCACGAAGGCTCTCGCAACTTCTGCGGGTCTTACTGGTGTTATCGATGATGAGACCTATACGACTAACGTAACTATCGGAACCACTGCCGCTGATGCACTCGACGGCACCAAGATTGCCGCTGCGATTTATGCTGCTCTTGCTGAGTTCGATAAGAAAGATGTAACTGGCGACAAGATTTGTGTTCTCCCGCCGGACCAGTACTACTCCTTGTTTAATGTAGGTGCTGGTGTGAACACCCTGGCTTACATGAACACTGATGTTGGTGGTTCAGGTAGTCTGTCTCAGGGAGTTGCTCCTGTAATTGGTGGCGTGAAAATCGTCATGAGCAACCATATTCCTCAGGCTGACATGGGCGATGCTACGAAGTGGGCCGCTGCAACTGGCGACCAGACGCCGATTACCTCCAGCCGTACTGGAGCATACTACAGTAACTACAGCAAGGTTCGAGGATTGATTTTCTCTGAAGACTCTGCGGCTACTGTGAAACTCTTGGACCTCGGTGTTGAGTCTGAATACCAGATTGAACGTCAGGGCACCTTGATGGTTGCTAAGTACGCTTGTGGTCATAACATCCTCAAGCCAGCTTGCGCTATTAGCTTGAACAAAGTTTAAGTATATAGTATGATTCTGTGTGTAGGGCTTAGTCACCCTGCATCCTTTAGTAAGTAAAGAAGCCTCCATTCGTTAATTCGGGTGGGGGCTTTTTTTTGATTAGGAAACCACAATGCTACCCACAAGTAAACTAGAAGCGATTAATGAAATGCTTTCTTGTGTTGGTGAAGCACCAGTAAACCAGCTAAACACTGGGTTTGTCGAAGCAGATGTAGCTGAAAACATCCTCGATGGGGTAACCAGAGAAGTCCAAACAAAAGGTTGGAACTTCAACACTGAAACCAAATACGAGTTAATACCAAATACAAACAACGAATTAGTAGTTCCATCGAATACGCTCAAGGCTGATGGCACTAACATAACAGAGACAGAGGATTGGGTACTAAGAGGCGGTAAGATGTATAACCGCGTAGAAAAATCTTATACTTCCCTGGTCCCCGTCCCAGTAACCATCGTTATTTGTCTGGACTTCGAAACACTCCCTGAAGCGGCCCGACGATACATAACCCTGAAGAGCGCACGAATCCTTCAGGACCGTACAATAGGTTTGCCTCAACTACACCAAGCAAGTGCCCAAGATGAAATGCAAGCATGGGTGGAACTCAAAGATATGGATATGGATGTATCTGATTACTCCATTTTCGATGCATTCGATACATACCAAATAATTAATAGAACTGGAGGTCGAGTAAGATGACCTTAATCTCCTCCACTATTCCAAACTTTATTAATGGAATCTCTCAACAGCCGTCAGCTTATAAGTTAGCTTCACAAGCAAACAAACAAGTTAATGCGGTTAGTTCGATTGTTGATGGACTCAATAAGAGACCACCCACAGAACACAGTGCAACCCTTTCAGGACTTACAACCGCTGATTCGAATGCGTTCGTTCATACGATGGATTACGGGGATGGAGAGTTCTATACTGTTGTTATTACCGCCTCTCTACTAAGAGTATATAACGCCGCAGGAACTAACCTGTCCGTTACGAATATAGGAAATGCCAGTAGTTACTTGTCTGGATTAACTGATCCAGCACAGCAACTAGCGGCAACCACGATTGCAGACCAGACATATATTACTAATAAGAATAAAGTCGCTGCAAAGACAAGTGCTGTTTACCCCACCCGTGATTATGAAGGCTTAATTTATGTTAAGAATGGGGACTACAAAACTAAATATCAAATAGAAATAGTGGACGGTAGTACCACTTATACTACTTCTTACACCACCCGAGACAGTAGTGTTGTCGCGCATGAGGTTGATGTACAGACCACTGATATCGTTACGAACCTCTATAATTCACTTAGTCTTCCTTCAGGAGTTAGTGCGTCTAAAGATAATAACCAGATACGGGTATACTCAGCTACGAAGGACTTTAAATTAAAAGCCACAGATGACCGTGGTGGCACTCATATGTTCTCCTATAAAGGACAAACAAATGACTTCAAGACCTTACCCCCCACTGGTCCTGTAGGTTTTACACTTAGAGTCTCTGGGAATAACGAGAAGAACCAAGATGATTACTGGGTTGCTCTTGTAGACCCTGAGGGTAACGGAGAGCCGGTTTGGAAGGAAACAACAGCACCCGGCATAGAGTACCAGCTTGATGCGACAACAATGCCCCATGCGCTTATCAAGGAACCTGCGGGGACGTTTGTATTCCAAGCCGCTACATGGGATGAACGCTTTGTAGGGGATGATGACACCAACCCTTTTCCTAGTTTCATAGACCAAAAGATTAACGACCTTTTCTTTTGGAGAAATAGATTAGGTTTATTGTCTGGGGAAAATGTCATTCTGTCTGAGATTGGTTCCTTCTGGAACTTCTTTCATACGACCACCCTAGTTTTATCAGATGCGTCTGTTATCGATATCGCAGTTAGTACTAATAAGGTTAATATCTTAAAGTACTCTGTGCCGTTTCAGGACAGCCTTATGTTGTTCGCCAATACCACCCAGTTTAGTCTGGGAGCAGGACAGGTATTAGCGCATGATACGGTTAGTGTTGATGTAACGAGTAGATACGACTCTGACCTAAGAACAAAACCTATAGGTGCAAGTGATTTTGTATTATTTGCTACCGATAAGGGTGGATTTGGTGGCCTCAGGGAATACTATATTGGGGGTACAGATGATGCAGATGTTGCTGATAATATAACTAGCCATGTGCCTAAGTATATTGATGGGTATATAAGGAAGATAGCAAGCAGTAGTACTGAGGATATGCTTGTATGCCTTGGAAGTGAAGATAAGAATAAGGTATATGTCTACAATTACTATTGGCAAGAGGATCAGAAGAAGCAAGCCGCGTGGCACTGTTGGGATTTTGGTACAGAGATACTTAATGTTGAGTTTGTAAATAGTAAATTGATACTTGTGGTAAAACGAGATAGTGGGTATGCCATAGAAACCATGAGTTTCAATGATCCAACAGATGATGATATGGAGTATGGACATGGTTTATTGCTGGACAGACGTACACGAGTGGACAGTTCTAACAATACACTCCAGTACACTACCCCCAGTGGAACCTACCATAACTATAATCAGAAAGGTGCCCTCTTAGGGATCAACCTTACGGATGCAGAAAGACAGGCCCATCTTACCGCTAATCCTAGCGACCATATTTATGTAGGAATACCTTATTTATTTGAGTATGAATTATCGGAGCAATACGCTAGGAACGAAGGGAGACCGCTTGTACCTGTAGCACTTAAACTGAAAGATATTAATTTCGAATTCAGTGATACAGGGGGCTTTAGGGTGGTCATACGACCTATAGTAGGTAAAGGTGGTGCCCAGCATCGTCCTGTCTATACTAAAGACTATCGACCAGTTATCGGCTTTAGTGGCACTAGGTTAGGCATGGTTAGTATTGATTCAGGTAAGTTTAAGGTTCCTATTTGGGGAGCCTCCGACCAACTATCCATTGCACTAGAGAACGACACACCATACCCCAGCACGTTCCAAAATGCTGAGTGGAGAGCAACATACAATAAGTACGCGAAGGTAGGTTAATGGCAATAAGGGCATACACAAGGAAAGCTAAAAAGAAAGACTGTAAAAGATTAGCCAAAGTGATGAGGGAGTCGGACAAGAAAGAAGTGATGGCTTCGCACGGACACTCGCCCTTAAAGGCTTTACTGAACTCCTATTCATCCAGTGAATTCTGCGAGAGCATTATATATAAAGGTGAAGTAGTTGGTATGTGCGGCGTGTCTAAAATAGATGGACTAACAGGAAGCCCTTGGTTATTAGGGTCAGATAAATTAATAGATACCCCAATAATCAAATGGTCCTTTATGGTCGAATCGAAGGGCTGGATCAAGCGCGTCCAAAAGAAACATCCAATGTTAGTGAACTATGTACACGCCGGGAATAAGGCATCCCTGGTGTGGCTCAAGCATCTGGGATTCACCTTTATACGAAAGGTATATTTTAGCAAACAGCCTTTTTACGAATTTGTGAGGATTAACAATGTGTGAACCAACAACTATTATAATGATCGTCGCAGTAGTAATCGCGGCGGCTGCGGCAGCAGTCCAGCAAGTAGCAGCATCGAATGCCGCAGACGATGAATACGCCGCCAAGGTACAAACTCAGCAACAAGCCGAAATTATGGCGAGGAGTGAACGTGAGGCGACCCACCAAGAACAAATCAGAGAACGATTATCGGCTGAACGAAGGTACTCTAAGGACTCGATGGAGTCAACACTTGAAGCAGAAGAACTTAGAGGTAAAGCCCTCGCACAAGGTGCGAATGATTCCGTATCAAGCGCAGTCTTCGACCAAACAGAGCGACACATCTACATGGTGGACCAAGATAACCAGACAAGCAACATCTGGAACCTCCAAAATAATGCCAAAAATATTCAGGCAGGGTCCGATGCATCCTTCAGAAAAGAAACAAGTCGAGGATGGCAAAACAGAGCAGGACTCCCTCCCAGTGGACAAGGCTTGGCCATGGCTGGTGCGTTACTAGGCGGCGTGTCACAAGGCTTGCAAGCGGGTGCGTCAATAGCGGGTGCCATGCCAGGTGGGGGCGGGGGTGGTAGTGCTACAGGGAACTTTAGTCATGTTCGTAGTGGTACAGGCCCTACACAGATTCCTACGGGGATTAAGGTGAGGGCATATGGCTAGGAATAGACCATCTACATTAAAGCTGGGCCGAATAAATTTGAAGTCCTTAGAGGCCCTCAATAAAGACCCAACCGCTGTACAACGATCAATGGATGCCTACTCGGCACCAAAGGCTGACTTCTCTGCTCGGGATAATTCCCTGAGGAACGCAAAAGCTATCCAGAGTTTGCGGGGCATAATTGATGATGTTCCGGCGTTGGTCGGTGTTGCAACAGATATGGCAGACGACGAGGCTTTTGAAGCGTGGCAACTCAAGTCAAAGGATGAGAGAGATAAGTACAGAGAGCAACTAAAAGTCAGGAACATTGGACCTTGGCATTCCCCCTTCTTTAATGCCTCAATGCAGAAGTTAGCCGCCGCCGATAATGCCGTCAACTATAACGGTGAATTCCAAATCGCATTACAAGAGGAAAGACTCAAAGAACGGCAGAACGGCACAACCTTCGACTTCGATACATGGAGAATAGACTGGACGAGAACATGGGCTGACGAGCATGGCATGGCTGGGGTATCCCCTGCGGCATACTCCATCTTTGCGAAAGGTATCGCTGGTGTACATAACCAAGCGATAGCCGAGCGGTCGCAAGCGCGGGTGAAGCAGATGAATTATGACCATCAGCAAAAGTTTCGAAATGGTGTTGGTTTGATTTTGTCTGGAGTACCTGAAGAAGTCCCCGAAAAAATAGCGGGTTTCCTTCAGGAGCATGTTATTGATGTCAATGGGGACATGGCTACTTATATGCCAATCGTTAGGGATGCGCTCGCAGAAAAAGCTATTGAGGCCGAACAGGCCGATGGGCGTGGATTAGCGTGGATTACTGCCGCTGGAAATATGAATACCGGTGGGACCACTAAGGACGGCAAACCAAGACTCTGGAAAGAAACTCCACAATTCAAAATATGGAAACGTAAGACTCTTGAAGCGGGGGACCGCGCAGCCGCCTCACGGTTGGCAAGGGAAGAGGCTCGAATTAAGAACGAAAATAACGAAACGTGGCGAAACGAAGATAAATACAGAAAAACATGGCTGAGAAAAGAGACCAAAGACGATAAGTCTCTCGGTGCTACTGATGCAGCTATGAAAAGATTCTTTAAAGAAACTCCAGAGGGGCAGCAGCAACTTCAAGAGGCCTATATGGACAAGCATATTTCTGGTGCTGTGGGTACGCGAGCTACAGATATTATCAATATGGCTACCAGGACTTTGTCCCCAGACGATGTACGCCGTGCCCATAATAGTCTTCAAACTTTCAATGGAACTCCAGAAGAAGCCTTAAACGACCTAGTAGAGAATCACGGACTCGGATATGACCAAGCACTGGCAGCAGTAAACAATTGGGAGAAGTTCAATAGGGAGGTCACGGGGGCCGATGTAGACTCCGAGATAACTAAGTTCTATACGAAGGGTTTCAACACTAGCAATGCTTTAGCTGTGGAAAATATTGACATAGGTAAGCGTAAGGCTTTTATGGAACCTCTAAAAAGGAAGTTTGATGCAGACCTAAGTGTCATCATTCAATCAGATGCAACGGATGAGGATAAACGTAAACAGGCCCTAGACTTATCAGTGAAATTCTCTGGGGAAGTAACGGATTGGAAAGCCACCCACTTTACTGGAGTGCAAGTAAAGGAGACTAAAATACAGAAAGCGAAAGACGCAGAAAATGAAGTCTTAACAACGTGGATACCAGAGGATATTGATCGAGCAATTGAGTTCTTAAATGTTGATGTTGGAAGTTACGGTAGAGCTAGAAAAATGAAAGCGGGCTTTCTGGCGAAAAATAAAGTTCTTACTGCTTCACAAAGAGCGATGGTTCTCGATGAATTCAAACAATCCAGACAGTGGCAAGCCGCCGATAAACTTGGCATATCCGTGAAGAGACTTCTGGAACTTATTGAAGAATATTCAGGGTCAAAAAGTGATGTTAAAGCGAATGAAGAAATTACTGACAAGTCTCTTACGCCTAATGTCGAAGCAGCTAATACCAAAGCAGCTAATACCAAAGCAGTTGATGACATCATCTGATATAGAGAGAATGGGGGAAGTCATTATTCTACATGAAACCAGTAACCTCAAAATGAGGGCAGTTGGATGGAAGAAGAATAAGTGGTGGCCTTACCATTCCCTAGAGGGTGGCCTTCCTACAGTCGGGTATGGACACAAAGTAACAAACCTAGAATCAATATCTGGGAAGTTTCTTAGTGGTATTACTGACGAGGAAGCAAAGACTTTACTCTACTCTGATATGCGTAAGCATATATGGTCCGCTGGAATCCCTAATGATTGGGGATATAACAGAACCCTATGGGCACTTGACGTTTCCTACAGAGTTGGAGGAAGTCTTAAAATGAGGACACCTTCATTCTTTAAGGCATTAAGCGAAGAAGATTACTCTGAGGCTTTCTGCCAAACCGCTGATTTGTATTACATGACACGCGCAGGACGCAAGCAATATTACGACAATCGAAATATATCGTTAGCCCGATTTTGTGGCTTGGAACCCAGCGAAGATGATATGGAAAAATATCGTTCTATTCAAGGGACATAACAAACAGGAGAAAAGTAGTGGGAGAGGAATTCAACGATGATTTATCTTCTCTTGATGTGGACTATACCAATGCTCGTAGGGCACTTAGAGAGAAACAACAAAGTGAAACGAGTACCGTTGGCGATATAGCAACGGGGGTATGGAGAGGCGCGACAGAGGCCGTCGATGAGACCCTCAAATTTGGTAGGGAAGTTGCTGATGGTGCCATTGAATATGGCAGCCTTGGCACACTCGAAGGATTTGATGACGATAGCCTTGATGAGTCTATTATCGGAGTGGATAACTGGTCGAGTAAACCTGTTACCGCCGCTGGTAAATTCACTGAAGAGATTGTTAAGTTCGGTATTGGCTTTGTAGGGGCTGGTAAATTTCGTATGGCAGCCAGCAAAGGGCTTACGAAAAGGGGAAGTACCCTTGGTAAAAAACTGGACACCAAAGATGCAGGGTTCTGGAAAGAACAGGGCCTTTATGGAGTCGATAGTGCAGTAGCAAGCGGGGTTGTTATTAACCCCTACGAAGATACTCTAGCTGAAATCGCTGAAGAGTATGACATGGCACCCATGATTACTGATTTACTTGCTAATGATGTCGATGATTCTGTGGCAACCATGAGGATCAAGAATGTCGTAGAAGACGTAGCATTCTCAGGGGTCATCACAGGACTAATCCGTGCAGTTAAGGCAATGAGGGGTGGTGCTACTGAGGAAGTAGCCGAGCAGATAATGTCGCCCAAAGTAGCCGAGCAAGTCAGAGAAAGTGATGTATTCAAAACTCTGGATAGCCAGATTAATAAAGCTAATTCTCCGGGCCTCCGCGACCACATTATGTATACGATGGCCGCTAAGAAACAGGGCGTTACTGTACGCGAACTCCTTGAATATACGGATAATGCTGAACTGAAAAAGCTGACCGCTGAATTAGGGGACCACAAGATTCAAGAGGCTGAAGCGGCTTTAACTGCGTTGGAAGAACAGGTACTTAAAGACCCGGTATATGCTTCCAAAAATAAAGAA